TGATGCCCCTTAAACTATCCGGGTTCTCAGCACCGAGAAGCGATATCCTAGCACCCGTAGGCAAATCACACCGCAACTCAGTCTCATGAAACCGAACACCAGGGATCTCACCAGCAAACTGCTTCAAATAATCCCAAGCCACATTCTTCGCCTGACGATACGTCGGAGCCATATACGCATACCGAGGATTAACATCCTGAGAAAGTATAGCATCACGCAATATATGGTTGATAGCCCACACAGTCTTCCCAAAACGACGGTGACACACAACAACACCCCAACGCTTAGAACGCATCTCATTGTGCAATGTACGCTGTAAAGGACGCGGCGAATATGGAATTGTTATCGTCTGCATCAGTGTGTGTGGTGCCATTCTTAGGTTGTGTTATAGCTACTGATCGGCGCCCGGTTTTTCGGGGGGTGGGGGTCGGTGCCGGCCAGCAAATATAAAGTATCGGGTGTAGCCCCCGACACCATTTGTTTGTTTACAAGGGCTTAGGTGTCTTCGGTCGCAACTGGGTCGCAGAACTGGACAAAACAAAAACAAAATTCAAACAGGCGGGGCCATGCTTCGTGCGCGCGAGCCGTCACAAGATGTATGCAATAAAAACAAAATCACCCTGTTGTTAATCTCAAACAGCTTCAGCTCCTGCCCACTGCAACACAATGGTCCCTGCTTGTTGCTGTCCTTTGCCGTCCTCTGCTTTACCTCTGAGCCCGAGCGGAGCGAGCTGTCTAATGAACTTATCCTTTTGATCTGCTTCCAGGCGTCTACGCTGTACCTCTGCCATAGCGAGCTTGGGATCATCTGGTAGCGGAGCTTCGACGAGCGCTAGTATTTCTTCTCTGAGGTTTTCGCATTGGATCTGCCTGGCGCTATCATACATGACGTATGCGTCTTCATCTTCTCTGATGTGTCTATAGACAGACATGTGGCTTGGCATATCTTTAGCGGTGCATAAGCTTCTGAGGCTTTTGCCTTCCATCAGTCCCAAGCATATCTTTTCCATGACTTGCTTTGAGATGCGTGGTTTTTTTCTAAGAGGTGTGACTGTCATGTGCGTCTCGTATGAAGCTCCAAATCCTCCAAATCCTCCAATCCTCCATAAAAGGCCCAGCCGCTAAGTACGGAGCAGTAAGAACGTATCAAGCATTTTAAGATTGCGTGAGCGGCTGGGTAAAGTCGAACAGGGAGGAAGCACAAAAAGTTGTGCTATCATATCATAATCCCTACTACATTTCGTACATTCGCGCAAGCAATTTGTTATAACTTGTTATATGGCTTAACACTTTACGTCATGCAGGGGTTTCGAGTTGACATAATACGTGGGCTAGTTTGTTGGTTCTAATTTTATTATTCTATGAAAAAAGGAGCGCAGAATGAATTTAAGCGAGCTTGAGTATCAGGTTATCATGAATAATTTGTGCGTGGTTATGGAAGTGCATGAAGACATGCTGGATGATAAGCACTTAGAAGAAGGGGAACGTCGTAATTTGCAGAAGCTTATTGCTTTTGAGAAGTGTTTTTATGACGCGCTTCATGAGCAATACGGTCACCGTTATGATTTACTTGGTTGCTATGACATATTTGCTGACCAAGAAGATAACCCGAAATTTGTTTTTTGAGGTTCTGCGTTTACTCTGTAGACCATCCTGTTGAGTGCGTATTCATATCTTCTTCTGACCTGTCTACCATCTACCAGGCCCATGATACGTGCGAGGCGTTGCCATTTTGGCCCCCGTTCTCTGAAGGCGGCTGACTGAGCTACCATCCAGATAAGCCTTCGATCATCGCTGTCCAGGTGCGTTATGCCGAGAAGGAGAGCTTGATCGTATTCTGATATTTCTTTTGGTGTAGCTTTGGGCAGCGTTTGTTTTGGTGAATGCCATCCATATGCGCTCCACTCCTGGACATATTCCGGCCAAGAAGACATCTTCTGCTTACGAATAGCTGGAGGAAGTTTTCGCTCAGTTTCAGCGGCTGCCATGAAGAGGTCATTGAGGCTATTGGTTGTGTACTTATCCACAAGTTTCTCTCAGCAAAAAAAACAGAGCTGAATGTATATACTAAGTTATAGCTGGTAACTGAGTTGTTTCAGTTGTAACGCGAAATCAAAAACCATATTTAGGGTGGTTTTTGTTTCGCTTGGCTTATTTTTTTTAAGCTCAGTTGCTATCGTTATAGCTTAGTTGGCGCAAAGCGATTTTACACACGGCTCAAATTTTCAGTCAATCCGGTAAAATTATCCACATACGATGCTATACGCTGTAGTACGATACAGACGCAAGTGACGTGGCGTCACTTTCCATTACGATACTCTTTGTAAAAGACCTTTTTCTCAAGTGAGGACTGAAACCTGCGCATCAAATGATTGACCTGGTCGAAGAGCTGTTTGTTTTTTTCATCGTTCCAATGCTCACGATATTCACGCAGCGCCAAGATCACTGTCTGTGTATCTTCTGTTGTTAAGTTCATGCCTTTCCCCGTTGCTTGCCCAGCCTAAAGATCTTACCCAAGACAGCTTCTCTAGAAACCCCGCCGAGGATCTCGGCGATTTCACTGCCGGAATAGCCTTCGCCCCAGAGCTTTACTAACTTAGCTGTTCGTTCATCTGTCCATTTCATTTCATACCCCCAGTGGATTACAGTGTTCACACCGCTCCTTTTGACCTACCGGCTCATATGCCTGGTATTCGCCTGACACACGCACCATCTTCTCTGTCTCAGTCCACCCGGCTCCTTCGCAGTGCTCGCAGTGCGCGGCGATTTTTAGTTCTATATCTCTAATCGCTTTGTGGAGATTTAATACTTGACGAGCCATCCCTACGTTGATCGGGCCTGAGAACAGCGCTGCCTTCTCACCTGGCACACGCACACAGAACCAGGCGCCGTCCCTTGTGTCATAGGACACATCAAATTCCATGTGCTCGACCTGGTGCTTACTCATCCAACGCCACCTTGCCGGTGCCTTTGCACACCCTGCATGTCACTGGCTCTACATGGCCGTAACCGCCACTGTATTCCTTTGGATGGGCAACAAACCACACCTCGTCACGCTCACCGTAGCCGTCGCAGTGAGGGCAGCGTATGAGGATCGGCTCCTGTTTCATTGATCCGTATCTCTTAGGTACTCAGCCAGCAAAAGAGCCTCTGCACGGTGCTCATCTTTTTTTCTTTGAAGATCGTCATTGAGCTTCGGAAACAGCTGCATCGCTAACTGCCTGGCGTGATCTTTTTCTTTGCCAAGCTTCATATGCTTTTTCCAGGTTTGTGGACTAACCATGACATGCTTTAGTTCGAGGGTGCCAAGACAGCCCAAGATCTGACCGTATGACATGCCCAGATTAAATACACTGCTTACACCCTGCCCTGGCCTGGCGCCTTGTTTCTCAATGACAACAGAAGACACCGGAAGGCTGTCCAGCAATTCTTTAAAAGCGTAACATCTTAATCCACCATGATCCCATAAAGGCAGATCGTGCACCTCTGCCCAATCATCAGACACAAATGCCACACCACCTGTTTTGAATCCCGGGTCAATTCCACAATAGACTTTTGGCATCAATATCGCCTGATGTAGAAATCATTTGGCATGACTTCCCCCATCGACATGTTGATGATGCGCTCCATGTACAATGGGTTTGGGATCGACCTTCCAGTTTGATCGTAACGTAAACACCACCGTCGAACGATAGCCGCATGACTTGCGCCCACCTGGCGCGCGAGCTCAGAATAACTCCAGCCCCGTTTTATCCTATAATCATCAAGTGTCATGCATAAAACAGTAAGGGGCTTGACGAAACAAAACAAGCCCCTTACAACTTCTTTCAGTTTGACAATTTCTGTCAAGTTGTGAGATTTTGGGGAGGCAAATACATGAATTGGGCGCACTACATGATCAATAATTTGGATGAACTCATCCTAGCCTCTGGAAAAACTAAGCGTGAAGTTGCGGAGCTGAAAGGCGTTACGCCAGAAACTTTATCGCGGCATATTCATGGAAAAATTCAGCTGACTATGGTCGATGCTGAAGAGTATGGACAAATTCTTGGCGTAGAACCTATGTCAGTTTTGTACCCAAACGTAAAGATGAGAATTATCGGAACATCTGTTATTCATGATGATGAAACATGTTCCAGAACCTATAACGCAGAAGGTCTTGGAATAGCTCAAATGCGCTTATGGCATTGGCAAAATCTCGGGGTCGTCGTATGGGACTGTAAGCCAAGATACAATGGATCGTGGCGATCCTACCACAATGCATGGAGCGTTTTTGACACATCAGAGGATCATTTTCCCGTTCCTAAAAGTTGCTATCAGGAAATGAGCATGATTGTTCTGGAAGAGCCAATGGAGATTGAAGGACGTCTATGCGAGCACCTTGTAGGCGTTTTGTATCCAGAGCCAGAGGGAACATATGCTGTTAAAATAAACCAAGAGCACAATAAAAACATTTATCGTGGGCTGAAACCAGTTAAGGCATATCCACTCGTTAGCATGATTTATCGACCAGATTTACGTGAAGGCAAAATAATTTGGAATAAATAAGCCAACCTAATTGACACAAAAAGATAAGAGCCTTACCTTCTCAGCAAATAAGATGCTGGGGGGCAGCTACAATGTTCGAGACGCCAAATTGGGCAACACGTCACAATTATTTTCATCATTCAAACCCACGGTCGAAAGATCGTGCAAAAAATATCTTTGAAAAGGTCTATGTGCGCCCCCTTGTTTCTCAAGCTTGGGAGCATTTGAAAAACCCAAATAGCTCAGAAGAGGTCATGGATCATGCCAGATATCTCATTAAAAGCTTAACGCATAATCGCGCCAACGCAGCCATGAAAGCAGGTGTGGCTGTACAAAGTGCCTGTGACTTACACCTTGTGCCTGATGAGTTTGGAACAACACTGAGTATTCCAGAAGCAATCATTGCAGCAATTGATGAGTTTCAAGGGCATCAGATCAAATCAGATACACCTAATAACAAAGACATCGATGCTAAAAAGAAAGACAAATACCTCGAAGAGATCCCGCTGGTCATAGAACATGCCATCATGGGTCTTAAAGAAGCTATGCGTTACGACAACAGAATACTGGGTGAAATTGATCTGTTGGACACGCTGCCTGGCAATGCTGTCCCACACAACACAAAACCAGACTATGGCCGGCGTGGAGATCTTAAAACAAAATGGTCTTCCTTGAAGCGCGGTGGTCTACCTGACGAGGACAAGTGGACCAAAGGATATCTACCATCCAGTCTCACCGGTATGTTTGATATGAACAATGTTTTCCAGGTCGCAGGGTTCTGGGCTTTAAATGGTAAGCAGCCCCCGTTTCTGGTTTATGCAAACATGTCAGACTATCGCGTCTTTACGCCTGAGAATACGCCGGAGCTGCGCGATGATTTTCTGCAAGATGTTGTTGATCAGATCTCACTGCATCATAAAACGACAGAGAACATACTGCGCGAAGCCGAGCATTCAGATGATTTGTTTCGCTTGGTTGACCCTGACTTCCGCGCTCTGTGTTGGCAAGAACCGGACGCCTACCTTAATGAGGCTAAAAGAGTTTGGGGGCTTGCTTAATGGATATTTCAAAGATTCAAGCTGCCATCACCGCAATGCCAAGCACCAAAGTGCAAGGCGGCAAGACTTACTCTATGGTGGCACAACGCGTTGAAGCTTTCCGAAAGAACGTCGGGGCAGAGCTGGGTATTGATACAGAGCTTCTGGTGGACGATGGGAAGCGCGTATTGATTAAAGCGCGCATCAGAACCCCTGACGGCTTCACTGTAGCCTCTGGCTACGCAGAGGAGATCAGAGGTAGCTCTAATATCAACAGAGGAGCTGCGATAGAGAATTGCGAAACCAGTGCCGTAGGGCGCGCACTGGCGGCGCTCGGACTTCATGGCGGGGAGTACGCATCTCAGAATGAAATTGAGAAACATGGCCGAAACCTGGAGGCAGGTACACAATCCCCTCCCCGTCATGAAACCAAAGAAAAAGAATATCAACCTAGCTATGACAGCCCACCCTTAAATGTGGACGATCTTCACAAGTGGGATTTGTGGGCTCAAGCTCAAAAAGATGAAATGCAGGGAATGAATAAACTGTATGAGCTTCAACGCTGGGAACAAAAAAGTCTGCAAGACAGACAAAAATTGAAGGCAGAAAGTCCCGAAATACTGGCAGAAATTAAATCGTATTACAGTGAAACCAGAGAACGATTAAACACAGGAGAGCGTTAGTGCCAGTTCATTTTTCCAATAACAAGTACAAACCCAAAGCTCCGATCAATCTTTCATCAGAGAAAGAGTATCGCGTTACAGCTTTCATAGGTTTGAAACGACAATTCAACGAAAGCGTTGGACGATATGAGCCTTATTCGGAATCAGAACAAAAGATTTTAGATGAAGCTTATCAGTACATGCAGAGCATTGGACTACAACTGTCTGTACAAATCCAAGAGAAAAACGGTGCGGAGAGTGTTAAAGATTTTCCCACTGTAGGACGCATCCAGCCTTTTTATGTAAACACACCCAGGTTTTACGACGGCGCACCGGCTCAAGAGGACGGAAGCGATGGATGGTGAGATGTTAGAAGTGAGAGAGGCTGCAAGAATTTTGTGGGGTAACTCAGACAGAAAAGCTTATGAGCGCACTTTGCGTTTGCTTAAAAACGATGACATCAAAACTTTTCGGGATGGCCGCAAAATATTTGTCAGTAGATCTGAGATTGAGAAAGTCACCGGCGTCATGCTAGAGCCGGTGACTTTTATGCGCGTCGTTAAGTAGCGAACTTTGCAAACTTACCTGAGAGCTTGTCGAGGCGGTGGCTGTTGTCTTTTTCTTCCAGCCAGTGACCGTAAACGGTTTGTGTAATTTCTGGGCTGTAGTGGCCCAGAAAGTTTGACACGTACCATTTGTCGTCGCTGTATGCTTGCAACAAATTCGAAGCACAGAAGTGACGCAGGTCATGCCAGCGGATGTTTTCAACACCGGCTTGCTCACATGCGCGCCACATCGTGCGGATGAAGCTTTGCTTGCACGGCGCTTCACCTTTGATCAGGAATACCAGCTCTGTATCATTTGGGCGCCCAGAGCGCATGTACAGCTCTTGCAGCTGGCTTTTCAGTTCTGGCAACAGGTCAATGCACCGGTTGCCATTTTCAGTCTTAGGTGCTTTGATTTTGTGTGTTAGATGTTCAACAGCTTTGCTGATCCAAATCTTATTACCTTCAAAGTCAATATCACCCCAGACCAAAGCGCGCTGTTCGCCCTGGCGCACGCCCGTTGCGATTGCGAAAAACACCATGAGCTTCCACGTATCGTCCAGCTGTTCCATAATCTTCGCGATCACATCAGGGTGAATCTTACGCGCTCTGTAAGGCTGCTTTTTTTTGTCAATATCTTTGAGACTGATATTGCGCGCTGGGTTGCTGGTTCGACAATCACTGATCTTAGCAAACTCAAAAAGATTAATCATGCTTCCCATGATGTTTTCAACAGTCTTACGCGCCCTGCCTTCTGCAAGTTGATCCACAAAGTATTTACTAAAATGACCGTCTGTAATCTCTCGAACCAAGATGTCTCCGACATCAAGTTCTCCAAGCTTGCAACTTAAGAATTGTTTGGAATGACGCAGACGATCACACCGCACAGAATAACTAATCTTTTCGTCAGTATATCTTTGTTCGATCCAAGCTTGATACTCAGAAACAAGCTTTTTTACTTTCCAATCCCAACCGTCTACAGATGCATATGGCACGTATTCATCAGAAGCTTGTACAACGTAGCGTTGCGCGTCCAGCTTAGTCTTAAAAAACTTTTGGTGACCATCATGTTGAACACACCAAGACGCCTTGCCTTGAGCTTTCCGTGATTTCCACTGTTTGATTTCCATGTCTATTTCTCCGTACTTTTGAGCCTGTTAATTTGACTTTCTAAGTCAAGATATAGGCATAAAAAAAATCAATGCAAGAGAAATTCCCGGGTGCTATCCCCGGGTCCACCTCTTTTCTGCGACCCAACTCGCGACCCAAATCGCGACCCAGGCCATTTTTTCTATCGTTTTGAGACTTCGAGGCCATTTGCTTAACTTCTTTTTCCTTCATCTTTCGTTCGCACTTTTTTACACTATTGCAATTACTTAGCGCGTGTAGTATATCTGATTTGCTCTTAGAGCTATGGACATAAACGCACCCGTAATACGCGTATCGGACCCGGGGGCGGTATCCGACTAAAAGAGTGTATAGAATCGTATATAACCGTACTACAGCGTACTTATCAACACTTTTTATACGACGCTATACGCTGCTATACGATACAGACGCGCGACCCATTTAAAATTTAGAGAATTTGATTCGGTCGCAGCTGGGTCGCCAATCCACCTAGTTCATCAGCTCTTTTGCTTGCGCGCGTGTCTCATCATTTCGACGTGTCCACCCACGGCCAAACGTGTCAAATGTCTTTAAACTTTCGTAGAACTTTTGCCGCATTCCGTGGACGTAATCGATAATATGTTCAACATCGTTTTCATAAATTAAAGCCAAAGTCTTTGGGCCTATAGATCCATCTTGCGTAGAACCAATGCAACGCTGGATTGCTTTTGCTGGGCGCCTGCTACCGCTGTTGACTGCCCAATCAAAAGCAGCCCAATCCAGCCCAGAAGGTAAGTCATCTCCGCGCACTTTATTCCAATAATTCTTTTTATAAATTGGTGCGACATCAGCCGGCGTGAGCGCTCTCATTTCTGCCTCAGAAGTCTCTCGACCGATCCATGCGTCATACACCTTCTTTGTGACACCTAGGTTCGTCATGCCGCCAGGATCTTTTGGATGATTTACAAAACCGCCCTCGTGATGAAGCAGCATCTCTAAGCAGTGCTTAAAGTTCTCTTTCATTTCTTTCCTCCGAAAAATTTCGTTGCTGACCGCACACCAAAGCTGGCCGCTACAATTACGCCCAGCGTGTACTGATACCAATCCGGCATAGACTCCAATGCTGCGAAGCCGTTCTTGACAGCCCGATCAGCCCAATCAAACGGCAAGAAACAAAGAATGAGTGGTATAGAAAATAAAATTGTCAGCCACTCGTCCTTCCAAGAGCTTTGAGAACCTTGCGCCATTAGGCGCTCCCAATCACTTTCGCTCGTAGCGGCATTCTTCATGATCGTGGCTTTTGTTTCTGCCTCTACTAATTTTAAATTAGCCGCCGCCGCATTTGCATCCGCCTTTCCTTTTAGCCAGCCACCAGCCAGTTCAGCAATCGGTCCTATCAATGCTTGGATCATACCATCACCGTCCCATATAAACTCATCTTTGTGTTGAGCAGAAATTCAAACGCCCTGACTATCAAGAACACCATAAAATCCTCAACGGTTGTCATAGCTTTCCTCGTGAACAACCTTGTCTGAGGTAACAGTCGTCTTGGACTCCTTTCCCATCCATATGCCGAAACAACCCGTCAGAGCACCCATGCACACTGATACAAGCCCTGACTGAGCAACAGAAGGATCAGGCAAACTCATAAACCAATGAACCGCTTGATAAGTTAAGACGGTCACTGCCAGCATCATCAAACGTGGCAGTATTTTGAAACTGTCGATGTATTTTGCTGTTATTTGAACCATGTCAGACCTCCATATCTATGATCTGTCCTTGTTGTTTAAGCTCGGTATTCTTCGCACCAAATTTATCGTATGAGGCCATGAGCTCGTAATGCTGGCGCTCTAACGCACGTTCCAGCTTGTGCGCCCGCAAATGCTCTTTCTGTACGTTCTGTGCCTTCTGGTGCGTTTCGATGCTCTCTCGCGTTCTCTGCAGGTCTACAGCGAAGGGAAGGCTCACGACTGGTTCAACCATTGGCAAGCCATACAAAGCCAACCAGCGCGCCGACCAAGACGACGAACAGCGCGATACCAGCGCACACCTCTCGGACCTTGCGCCAGGTTTCGATCCGTTTATATTCGTGTTCCTTCTGCGCCTGACGCACTTCGGCTTCTATCTTGAGTAGCTCTTGCCAGGCAGATGGTCCAAGAGTACCAGATATCCAGGTTCTCAGCTCATCTCGTTGAGCTTGTATTTGCCGACGCTGGACAAACAATTCCATTGCTTGCGCCTCAACGCCCCCGCCCAGTGCTTTATACCAGGGTGGCTTCTCAATCTGCTTAGCCGCGAATTCAAAATCACTAAGGCATTTTGACCATCTAGAAAGATCTTTGCCCATACTTTCCAGATCGCGGCCAATTTGACAGCCTTTTTTAATCGCTTGAAAAGCGGCTGTGCAGCCTGCAATCGCAGTCACGGGATCTATCATGTCAGATGAAACCTAAGAGGGCAGCTATAGTGTGGGGGGAGCCGGTACGCTTTATCAAAGTATTGATAAGCCGGCCTCGTTTGCCCACAGTCGTAGGCGCACACTTTGTAAAGTCCGTCTTGAAAACTCTGGCCCCAAAAAATGGCGACCAGAAAACACGTCATCCAGAATACATTGACGCTATTAACAGGAGTATGATCGCCCCTGCACTACCGATCATAATGCTTTCGAGTCTCCGCATCCTAACCAAAACTTCTTCAGTCATAACTTCGAGCTTAATTACTCGCTGACTTAATTCATCAATGCGCTGATGAGCTGAACTTACTGTGCGCTTATCCATTCGGTTGCTCCGGCCATGTTATGTTATGAGGGAAGCCAGCTTGTTCTGGCACTTGTCTTAATGCGCCCCGGTGTGCCGCTGCGTCCAGTAGACGCTCTAGCTCCTCGTCGGTAAGCTGCATTCTTTACTTTTAAGCCTCCCAAGGAACGCCGTTGGCGGTTGTTGGGTTTTTGTCAGCTTCAATCTTATCAGCAATAGCTTGCTCAACATCTTCCTTGCCTACTTGAGCTTGCGCCCATGCAATACAGTTAGCTTCCGTCACACTGTCGTATGCAATGAAACCCTCTGCATCCGCATCAGGCGTGTGACCTGTGGTGCCGTAGGATGAGGCAGAGTAATCACCGTCTACGCCTGTGCAGCGCCAGTGAATGACAGTGATACCACCGTCTGATAGATTACGTTCAGTCATTGGGACTGACCATGTGTAAGTTACAGCCATTAGTTATTCTCCTGTGCTGCTAAGTGTGCAGCGTAGGCTGCTTTAACTTCGTCTGTGTGTACTGCCGCACAGATGGCTTGCACCTGTGAGCTTTCACCTGAGATGTCCGGTGCATCTGGTGCAACAACATGGCGGCTGAAGGATCGGCTGATCTCTACGCCATCACGCTTGATGACTGTGGCAGTGCGTACTTGCACATGCTTGAAGTCACCCACGATCTCTATTTTGTCTTCTACTGTTTCTTCTGTTAGTGCCATCGTTTATCTCCTGTGATGGTTGGACTGACTACCCTGCGATCCAACAGGGGTGGTTAAGTTGATTTGTAAGTAAATGAAATTCTAATGTCAGTGGTATTATTAATATCACTGTTCGTTAGAGGATCACCCCATGAATTAGCCCCTGCTGTTGTGTGTTCGTTCAAAAGAACTATATCCCCATCAGGTTGATTTAAGTACCATCTAGGAGTTGTTGCTACAGCTAAATTAACCCAATTATCCCAATCTCCACCATATTCAAAATTAATACCTGTAAAGCTATCCGC